GCTGGCAGGCCGCATGTGGACGAACGAGAGCAACGAGGTGAAGTTCGGGCAGTTCCAGGAGGCCCAGCTCTCCAACTTCCACGAAACGATCAACGTTCTCGCCCGCCTGGTGGCCGCAATCACGGGCCTGCCTCCCGCATTCCTCGGTCTGGCAACGGATCAGCCTCCGTCTGCGGATGCGATCCGCGCGTCGGAGGCCCGCCTGGTGAAGCGCGCGGAGCGCCGCCAGCGGGCGTTCGGCGAGGCCTGGGAGCGGGTCATGCGCCTCGTTCTTCTGGTGCGGGACGGCGAGTTGGATCCGCGGACCCGCAAGCTCGAAACGGTGTGGCGGGATCCGTCGACGCCAACGTTCGCGCAGAAGGCGGACGCGGTCGTCAAGCTGCACGCCTCCGGCATTCTGCCGACCGAGCAGGCGTGGGAGGACTTGGGCTACAGCGCAGTGCAGCGGGCCCGGATGCGGGGCATGCAGGACGATGCCCTGACCCGGATGACGGCCATGGATCTGCACCAGCTGTCGACGGCCCATGAGCCGGTGCCCGCTGAGGCGCCTTCCATCGGCGGCTGATCGTGGCCGTTGAGACGCAGGCGCATCAGGACGTTGTTGACGCCTACGGCCGCGCTCAGCAGCGGGCGGTCATCCAGACGACGGTGACGCTGCAGCGGCTGTGGGAGGAGCTTGCGGCCACAGATCTCTCGCGGTCGTGGCTGAGCGGCCTGGGTGCGGCAATGGTGCGCGCCGTGTCGGCCGGCCAGTTGGTGGCGGCGTCGACGGGCCAGAAGTACATCGAGGCGATGGTCCGCGGGGATGGGCTGGGCAACAACTACATGGAGCAGGCGTCGCACGTCGACACCCGTTCGTTCTCAGGGGCCGCGTCGGATGGCCGGGCGTTGGACAGCCTGCTGTATCTGCCGGTGATTCGCACGAAGACGCTGATCGGTAACGGGCTGACGTTGCAGGAGGCGATGCTCGGCGGCCGGGCCCAGCTCCTGCAGATGGCCGCTTCAGAGGTCGCGGATGCGGGCCGGGGCGCGGCCAGCGTGTCGATGATCGCGAACCGGTCGGTGACGGGCTACGTGCGGACTGTTCGGTCGGGGGCCTGTGCGCGGTGCGCGATCCTCGCCGGCCGCTGGTACCGGTGGAACGCCGACTTCGAAAGACATCGTCGCTGCCAGTGCTATGGGGTTCCCGCGACCGACGCCCGCCCTGGTCGCCACACGAACCCGATGTCGTTCTTCCAGGGCCTGTCGCGCGCGGAGCAGGATCGCCGGTTCACGATCGGCGGCGCGGCGGCGATCCGCAGCGGCGCGGACATCTACTCGGTGGTCAATGCGGGCAGGTCGACGATCACGTTGGACGCCTACGGCAAGAAGGTCGTGGCGACCCTCGAAGGCACGACGAAGCGTGGAGCGTTCTACCAGCAGATGCTGCGTGAGGCCGAGCAGCGCACCGGGCAGCGGTTCGCCCGGAATGGCTACGACCTGGAACGCGGCCTGCCCCGGTTCCACCTGCGGACGCCGCGGCTGACGCCGGGCGAAATCCTGCGCCTTTCGGACGACCGCGACGAGCTGATCAGGCTTCTGAAGCGCTTCGGCTACCTCGGCTAGCGCGCAGGCCGGCTCTACCCGACCCAAGTTTGGCCGCGCGCAAGGCGCGGTCTCTGATCCCGCAATGGGAGTTCCATCCATGAGTACGACTCGTACCCGCTGGCTGCCCGCTGCTCAGAGCGCGGGTTGGTTCCGGCTCAACCGTCACGAAGACCCCGACCCCGCCGACCCGGAGCCCGCTCCGGACCCGGCAGCCGATCCGGCAGATCCGGATCCCGACCCTGAGCCCGATCCGGCGGACCCCGAGCCCGATCCGGAGCCGGAAGGCGCCGACAAGCTCGGCGATGAGGGCAAGAAGGCCCTCGACCGGATGAAGGCCGAGCGTGCCGCCGCCAAGAAGACTGCCGCCGCCGAGAAGAAGCGTGCCGACGACCTTGCACGCAAGGTGCAGGAGTTCGAGGACGCGCAGAAGTCTGAGGCGGAGAAACTCGCGGCGAAGGTCGAACGGTCTGCCCAGCGGGAGGCCAAGGCGACCGCGCGAGCGGTGGCGGCCGAAGTGCGGGCCGCGGCCGGCGAGTTCGCTGACCCGGGCGACGCCGTGGATGTGCTGATGCGTGACCCCAGCCAGTACGTCGACGCGGACGGCGAGATCGACACGGACGCCATTGAGACGGCTCTGACGGATCTGCTGGCGCGGAAGCCGCACTGGGCCAAGCCCGAGCCGGTCGCCCCAGCGGCCGAGCCGAAGACGAAGCCGAAGCCCGATCCCGGCCAGGGTTCGCGGGGCGCTCCCGCTCCCGTGGATTACCGGACCGCCCCGAAGGGCGATGTGGCCGCGGAGCTCGCCAAGTACGGCTACCGGCAGCGCGTGTGATCACGGTCCGGGCCCGGTTGGGCGGCGGACGCACCTCGATTGAGGTGTCCGGTCACGACGAGCCTGCTGCTGGGGGTCGCGTCTGCGCCGCCGTGACGGCCATCACCCAAACCGCACTGCTGGGCCTGGATCAGTACGCCCAGCAGTACCCGGACCAAGTGTCCATAGAGATCATCACTGAGGAGTGAGAATGACCCCCACCATGTCCGCGGTTCGCCCGCGGCTTCACCGCGCCCCGCGGCCGTGGTTCAAGCTGGACCGGCACGCCGGTGTCCGGCCGTCCCTGCCCGCCGGCATTCAGGCGATGCTGCAGAACGGCATCCTGGACCGCGTCTTCCGGGACGCGCTGGTGCCGAACTTCCTGTTCCCTCAGATCGCGGACGCCGAGCCGTGGATGGGCGGCCTGGGCGACACGAAGACGTTCACTCGTAAGGGCCTGCTCGCCCCGGTGACGACTCCGGTGACGGGTTCGGACCCGTCGGCGGCGACCTACTCAATCGAGCAGTGGTCCGTGACGATGGACCAGTACGCGAACTCGATGGACACCAACATGCTCGGGTCGGCGATGGCGCTGGCGAGCAAATTCCTGGCGGACGTCGAGAACCTGGGCATCAACGCCGGGCAGACCGTCAACCAGGTGGCCCGCAACAAGCTGTACAAGGCGTATGCGGGCGGCCGGACCTGGGTGACCACGGCCGGTTCCTCGGACACGTCGATGATCGTCAACTCGACGGACGGCTTCACCACCGTCATGGTCAACGGCGTCCCGACCGCCGTGAGCGCGTCGAACCCGCTGACCGTGTCGATCGCGGGCGTCGCGAACACGGTGACCGGCGTCAACACCGGCACCAGCACGCTGACGCTGGGCACCGCCCGCGTCGACGTCGCCGGCGACTACGTGATCGCGGCGAACGCCCCGGTGTCGGTCCGCGCAACCGGCAACTCGCCCTTCGATCTGTCGTCGTCGAACGTCGTGACGTTCGCGAACTTCCGGGCTGCGGTGGCGCGTCTGCGGAAGATGGCGGTGCCGACGGTGGGCGGCTACTACGTCGCCCACATCGACCCCGACACCGAGGCGCAGCTGTTCGCGGACGCCGACTTCAAGCAGGCCCTTCAGGGCCGCGTGGACTCGCCGATCTACACGGAGCTGTCCATCGGCCGGTTCGCGGGTATCGACTGGGTGCGCAACCTGGAGGCGCCGACCATCACCAACGGCGGCGCTGCGGGCACCCTGACGGTGCACCGGCCGATCGTGCTGGGCGCGAACGCGCTGATGTCGGCGCCGTTCGAGGGCACCAACACTCTCCTCGCCGGTACCGGCGTCGAGGACGTGCCGGAGATCCGCACCATCAACGCCGCGCCCGGAGTGGACGTCACCCTGCTGGTGCGTCCGGCGCAGGACCGGCTGCAGCAGGTCATCGCCTCGACCTGGTCGTGGGTGGGCGACTACGGCGTTCCGTCGGATGCAGGCACGGGCGACGCGGCGCTGTACAAGCGTGGCGTCGTCATCGAGCACGCCTGACCCCGTCTCCCTCCGGCGTGGGCAACCCTGTCCGTCCACGCCGGAGGGCCTTCAGGAAGGAAGGAGAGCAGCATGCGCGTGCGCGTACTGCAGCCGACGCGGTCGTACTGGAACTACGAGGTCCGCGAGTTCGGCGAGGGCAACGAGCTGGAGGGCGAACTGGCCCGCCATCTCGCTGCGAATGCCCCGGAGGGGGCTGTGAAGGTCACCGAAGCAGACCCGGATCCCAAGCCGGAGCCGGAGACGCCCCCCGAGGCCCCCGAGGCGCCGAACCCGGGCGGCAACGAGCCGCCGGTGGACGGCACCATCGACGACCTCATGGCATGGGTGAACGACGACCGTGAGCGCGCCGCTGCGGCACTGGCGGCCGAGCAGGCGAAGGACAAGCCGCGCAGCACCGTGGTGAAGCGGCTGACGGCGATGGCCGACACCGAGGAGTAGAGGGGGCCCGTCATGTCCCCGACTCCTCTCGCCACACAGGCGGACCTGGAGGCCGCGTTGCAGCGGACGCTGGATCCGGCGCAGGCGGCGATGGCTCTGCGTCGCGCGTCGGCGCGGGTGCGGAAGTACTGCCGCCAGGACTTCACGCTCGTTGAGAACCAAACGGTCACGCTGCCGGGTGGCGGGCGGGTGTTGCGGATTCCGCAGCGGCCTCTGGTCGTCGATGACACGCATCCGCTGACGGTGGTCGAGCTGTTCGGGATCTCCAACCAGGAGTACACGGCCCTGGAGGGTCGGGACTTCACGCGCATCGGCAGCGAGCTGACCCGTGGCGAACAGTGGTGGGCGCCAACCCGACTGATGGGCTGGCCGTTCATGCGGCCCATGGGGATCTGGGCACAACGCGTCCGGGTCACCCACAGCCACGGCGACGGCGAGGTCCCGGACGACGTCGTCGATGTCGTGCTCGACCTGGCGCAGATGAACATGACCAACCCGCAGGGCCTGCGATCCGAGTCGATCGACGACTACCAGCGCGTGTTCGCCTCCGAGACCATCGGCGGCGCGCTGCTGACCGCGGAGCACAAGCAGGCGCTGCGGGAGTACCGCGGCGGCTCGTTCTCTGTGGCGCCGGTGACGTGATGACGGCGATCGACATCCAGCCGCTGCTCGCCGCGGGGCGCAACGCGCACAACCAGTTGCTGGTGGACTCGTGCACCATCAGCCGGCCCGGGGCGCCGACGCTCAACCGCACCACGAGTGTTCTCACGCCGGGCACACCGACGGTCCTGTACTCGGGTGCCTGCCGGTTGAAGCCGCAGCGGGTTCCTCGCAACGAGGAGGCGGGGGAGCGGCTGACGGTGGTGGCCCGCTATGAGGTGGCTCTGCCGTTCGCCTCCCTGGCCGCCGACGACTTGCAGACCGGCGACACGGTGACGATCACTGCGTCTGGTGATACGCGGCTTGTGGATCAGGTGTTCGCGGTGATGGCTGTGGACTTCAGCAGTACCGCGACGGCCTGGCGGATCACTGTCGAGGCTGCCACGTGACGGGAGGCGGCCGATGACGACTCCTGCCGTCCTGCCGCACGTCGACGCGGTGACGGCCGCGCTGGAAACGGCTGGCCTGGTGGTCTACGTCGGCGGGGCACCCCCCGGCATTTCTCCGACCGCCAGCACCCCGTATGTCGTCCTCTACCCCGAGCCGGGCCGTGCGATGACCGCGTCGCTCGGCGACAACCGGACCGACTTCTCTGCCGTCGTCCAGCTGACGTGTGTGGGCCTGACGGCGGCGCAGGCCATGTCGGTGTCCGACCGGGCCATTGCTGCGTTGTCCGTCGTCCTGACGGTCGCCGGGCGCACGTCCTGGAAACCGGAGTCCCTCGATGGGCAGCCGGTACAGCGCGACGACGACGTAGTCCCGCCCAACTACTACGCACCCAGCCGGTACCGGCTTCGCTCAATCCCCCTGTAGAGGAGTTCCTCCATGGCAACCCTGACCACTCAGGTCATCAACCTCGCAGGCCTCGGCGTGACTTACGGTGCCGCCGCCGCCTCGACGAAAGTCATCTGTGACGAGCGGACGTTCCTGCACGTCAAGAACACGGCGGGCAGTTCGATGACCGTCACCCTGTCTTCGACTGCGAAGGTCCGCAGCCAGGCCGCAGCGGACGTCGTCGTCACCGTCCCGGCCACCACCGGCGACATGATGATCGGCCCCATCACGAAGGATCTGTTCGCCGGCGTCTCGGACGGCTTGGCCGCGGTCGCCTATTCGTCGACGACGTCGGTCACTGTCGCCGCCGTGCGCATCTGACCTTCACCCACCCCCGTCTTCGTCCGCCCCGCCCGCTCGGGGCTTTTTTCATGCCCTGAGGAGGGTTCATGTCTGACCTGATCAGCGATGGCAACACCAAGGTGAGCTGGGTGGGCTCCATCGCGAACATCAACGCGCCCACGACCACGGAGTTGAACGGCGGATCCGACTGGACGCTGCGGATCACCCCGGACGGCCTGAAGGCCGACCCGGCGACCGCGGACGTTGACACGTCGTCGCTGGGCTCGACGTTCACGACCAACCAGCCCGGCCGCCGCTCCTACACGGTGGAGGTCACCTTCAAGCGCGGCTCGACCACGATCGAAGACCAGCCGTACACGACGCTGACGTACAACACCTCCGGCTATCTGGTGGTCCGCCGCGGTTCCGCGTTCGCGACCGCCTACGCTTCCGCGGACAAGGTCGAGGTGTACCCGGTGACCGCGGGCGAGGCGCAGAACATCGCCCCGGCGGCCAACGAGGTCTCGAAGTTCATGTCGCCGCTCAAGGTCACCAGTGACCCGGCGACGAGGGCCATCGTCGCCTGATGCCTGACATCTCGGAGCTCTTGGCAGGGGCGTCGCCGCGCGAGGTCACCATTCAGGTGTGCCTTGCGGGCGACGTGGGCGCCGAACTTCAGGCGCTGGAAGCCGAGTTGGGTGAACTGGGGGAGTGGCATTCGACGTCGCTGGGTGAAGTGAATCCGGCCTACGAGCTGCAGGAGCGCCTCACGGTGGCGCGCGAGCGGGCGCGGGAGGCTGCGGTCGAGTTCCGGTTCCGGGCGCTCGGGCATCGCGCCTACAGCAACCTACTGGCCGCACATCCGGCGCCGGAGGGCTCGAAGGAGCCGTATGACGCGGGGACGTTTCTGCCCGCAGTCCTGGCAGTCTGCTGTGTGGAGCCGTCGCTCACGGCGGCGCAGGTGGACCGACTGCTGGACGTCGTCAACGACGGCACCGCGCGGACCCTGTTCGCCGCGGCGCTCGCGGTGAACGAGGAGCCCAGCCCCGTCCCTTTCTCGTAGCCCGCCTGCGGGATCACCGGTTCCCGTACCGGCGGGAAGTCGAGGCGGCCCGGGCGTGGAGTATCCCGCGCAGCATCCTGTTGGGCCGCCCGCAGCCCGCCCCGGGTGAGCCGTTGTGGCTGCCGGAGGACCGCTGGTGGGCGATGGCCCTGATGGAAGCCGAGTCGGGCCTATGCGGGGACTGTGGGCATTCGCTCGCCGAGTCGACGCATGCCGACAACGAGTACGCCTACGACGCGTCGATCACGAAATGCCACGCCTGTCTGGCGGGCGCGCGCCGTGTTGCGGCGCACCAGGAAGACGGCGGCAAAACCGACGGCCTGAAGGTCTCCGTGTTCCGAAGGGGGGCGTAATGGCTGGTATCGACGTGATCGGCCTAACCGTGGTCGTGGACGACCTGGGGGTCTTCGCGGAGCGGCTGAGGGTGAACGTCGGGAAGGCCGTGAAGGTGACCTCACAGAAGGTGCGGGATGACGCGCGCAACCGGATCCGGGGCCACAAGTACCTGCCCGCCTACCCGTATTCGATCACCTACGACGTCAAGGTCACGCCCGTGGGCGTCGAGGGCGAGATCGGCCCGGACAAGGGGCGGTCCCAGGGCCCGCTCGGAAACATCATCGAGTACGGCACCAGCAAGAACGCACCCATTCCACACCTCGGCCCCGCACTGGATGCGAACGCCGAAGACCTGGTCACCGGCATCGAAATTGCCGTGCATCAGGCCATGTAGAAGCACGTGAAGGACAGGGAACCCATGACCACTTCGAGCAGGAAGCCGCCCGCGCGTCGGGCGGCGAAGCCCGCGCTGACGTTTGCTGACGTCCGCGCCAAGATTCAGCGGCCCCGGCGGGTCGTCGAACTCATCATGGATTCGACGGCGTCCGCAGAACTCGACGCGTTCGACACTCTGCTGGAGCGGGCGCAGCGTCACGATGAGACGCACGGCACGGAGACGGCCCGTGACGTCGCGAAGCAGCTGCAGGAGGTGGAGGCGCGGGCCGAGGAGTCCCGGGTGCGCTTCACCCTCGAAGCGATCACGCACCGGGCGTATCAGGCCCTGCGGGCGGAGCATCCGCCGACGAAGGAGCAGACCGAGTCCGCCGCCGCGAGCGGCAGCAATGAGGAACCTGCGTTCGATCCGGACTCGTTCGCCCCGGCGCTCGTCGAGGCCCAACTGGTCGAGCCCAAGCCTGCCGACCAGGCGGAGTTCGCCGAGTTCTGGGACCACCTGTCTGACGGGCAGTTGCTGCGGCTGTGGAACGCGGCGCTGCAGCTCCAGTTCCAGTCCGGCGAACTCGGGCCACCCTCGCAGGCCGCCGCCGACATCCTGCGCTCCTTCGGGATGGCCACCGGCTGACGTTGAGCCATGGCCGCTACTCCTCGCGGTAGCCGGGGCGGTCCGCATAGGGCAGAGCGAGCAGCTTGACGGCCCCGTGCAGCGCGAGGAGTCCGCCAGCGGACGCGAGGTCGTCCGGGTGAGCGCGGCGGTTCTTCAGTGCGCGCTCGTACTGCTTAACGAGTTGTCGCTTGGCGTCGATCTCCCGCAAGATTCGCGCCTGACCGAACGGCGACAGCGGCGGCATCCGCTCCGGCAGGACGACCGACGCCCAGTGCAGCGCATCCGACTGGCCCTCGTCATACGGAACGCGGTCGGACTTGCCTTGCTTCAATTCGTCCCGCAGGCGCAATGCGTCGGTCTCAAACTTTCGGGACATCGAGGCCACCGGGTCCGGGTTCAACGCCTGCGCGATCCGCTCATCCTCGTCGAACTGCTCGCCAAGCCACCGCACCAGATCGTCCATACCGCAATCCTCCCGCACGGCGCTCAGCGTGTGCACGCCTCCACAACTGAAGATCGGGGGCTGCCGTGACCGACCGTACCGTGCGCGTTCGCGTCATCGCCGAGATGCCCGGCTTCGGCACCATCGTCCGCACCGGCACCGGCGAACTCCTCGCCCTCGGGGAAGCCTCCCTGGTTGCCGGGCGCGGCATCCGGGCCCTCGGCGCAGACGGGGCAGCGGCCCGCGCCGGGCTGACGGCCATGGGCGCGGGTGCGCGCGGCGGCGCGGCAGGCGTCCGGGAGGGCGAGGCCGCAGCGCTGGCTGCCAGCCGCGGCACGCGAGCGATGCGAGACGAGACCGCGCTCGCGCCCGCAGCCTTCGGACGTATGGGCTCGGCGGCCCGCAACGGCATGGGCTCGGTGCGCTCCGGCGTCGAATCCGTCCTCGGCCCCGTCAAGCATCTCGGCGCGCTCCTGGCGGGCGGCGCGATCCTGTTCGGCCTGCACGACATCGTCCACGCGGGCAACGAATACACCGACGCGATGAACAAGTTCCTTGAGGTCACACGGGCCTCAGGGGCACAGATGTCGTCGGCAGGCCGTGAAGCGCAGGCCCTCGGCGCGGACATGAAACTGCCGTCGGCGAACGCGGCTGAGGCCGCTGACGCGATGGTCGAGCTGGCGAAGGCGGGCCTGTCGGCGCAGGACGCCATCCGGGCCGCCCGAGGCACCATCCAGCTCTCTGCCGCCGCTCGAACTGACGTCGCAACAGCGGCGAAAATCGAGGGCGACATCATGGACCAGTTCGCCCTCAAGTCCACCGAAGCGACCCACGTAGCGGATGTCCTCGCCAACACGTCGAACTCGGCGTCCGGCGAACTCATGGACATCTACTACGCGATGAAATACGTGGGCCCCATCGCCCACACCATGGGCATCTCCATCAAGGACACCGCCACCGCGGTCGGCCTGCTCGGCAAGTCCGGCATCATCGGCGAAACCGCCGGTACAGCCCTGCGTTCGGCGCTGGTCAACATGGCGAAGCCGACGAAACTCGCCTCGAAGGGCCTGCACGAACTCGGCATTGAAGCGTTCGACAGCAAGGGCAACTTCAAGGGCCTCCAGTACGTCATCACGCAACTCGGCGACGCCTCCCACCACCTGACGACACAGCAGTTCACGGCAGCCGCCGCGATGGCGTTCGGCAAACCCGCCCTTGCGGGCATGGTGGCGCTCGCCCACCAGGGCGGCACCGCATTCCAGCAGTTCGGCGTCCAGGTGGGCCGTGTGGGTGGCGCCGCAGCCCTGGCGGCGGCCGAGTCGAAAGGCCTGGGCGGCGCCATGCGCGGCCTCGGCAAGCAGCTCCAATCCGCCTTCCTCCAGGTGTACTTGGGCGTCGCGCCCGGCCTGGAGAAGATCACCCGGTCGATGTCGAAGGGCGTCTCGGACGCCATCCCCTACATCAAGTCCGGCATCCGTATCGCCGGAGATCTGTGGGACATCTACGGGCCATCGGTCGAGGCCAAGCTGCATGCGGCGTCGAGCGGCATCGGCAAGGCAGCCGCGAGCCTGGCAAATCCGGTGAAGGCGGCGCTCAGCGGGGCGCTCGTCGCTGCCGTGCCGCTGGCCATCACCTCCGTGCAGTCGCTGGAGAAGGTGCTCTCCAATGCCGGCGCTGCAGCCGCGCCGCTCGTCGGCGGCATGCATGACCTGCTCACATCCGTCTCCTCGGGGGCGGGCGCCCTCGGCGTGGCCACAGGCCGGCTGCAGGTCGGCGTCGGCCTGATCGGCGACATGTCCGGCATCCTGCGGCCCATCGGTGCACTGGTGGGCGGCATCGCCCACGCCTTCGCCGGACTGCCCGGCCCGATGCAGCTGGCCGTGCTGTCGATGCTCGCAATGCGTCCGTTCCGCAGTCAGATCCAAGGCATGCAGCAGGCCGTCGTCGGCTACGGCCGCTCCGCAGTCGGCTCCTTCAACGGCGTGCGCGGCGCCATGCAGACGCAGACGATCCTCGCCGCCCGGGCCGGGGTATCGCTGGGGCACTGGGGTGCCGGGCTCGCCTCACTGGAAGCACGCTCCCCGACGATCGCCGCAATGGGCAACAGCTTCCGCAACGCCTCCACCGGCATTCAGGAAGCCGGCGGGCGCCTCGTAGGCTTCCGGTCCGCCGCGGGCGGCGCAATGGCCGCCATCGGTACCGGTGTCGGGCGCGGACTCATGGGCGGCATGCGCGGACTGTACGGATTCCTCGGCGGCCCGTGGGGTATCGCCATCGCAGGCGCCATGATCGGCTTGGACATGCTGGCCCGCAAGCAGCAGGAGGCCGCTGCTGCCGCTGCCGCTCACCAGCAGCGGATCTCCAGCCTCACCCAGGCGCTGGCAGCGTCCGCCGGTCTGGCGGACGGCTCGGTTCGTGCTGCCGCCGTACAGACCCTCGCGGACGCGAAGCTGAAGGACGGCAAAACCCAGCTCCTCAACGTGATGCATGAGGCAGGCGTGGGCACCAGCCAGCTCACAGACGCATATCTGGGGCAGGGCACGAGCATCGACACGCTTCAGAAGAAGCTCCTTACCGCGGCCAACGCGAACCGGGAGTGGGTTGCGTCCGGCAAGAGTGGCCGCAAGGTGGCGTTCACCGAGCAGGGGCAGGCCTACAAGGACGCGGCTGACGCTCTCGGGAGTCTGTCCGGCGAGTTCGGCACCGCCAAGAAGAAGCAGGCCGACCTTGCCGCCGCAGTGAAGGGCTCGGGCGCCGCAGCGCTGGACGCCACGGACCCCACCGGCCGCCTGCAGACCGCCATCAAGACCCTCGGTGACTCCGCATCGGATGCGGACACAAAGGCGCGGGCCCTGCACACCGCCCTCGACCTGCTCTCGGGCGGCGAACTCGACGTGCAGGCCGCAGTCGCCACCATGAACCAGGCGATTCTCGACCTGAACGGCAGCTACAAGGACGGCGTCGACAAGTCCCACGGCTACGGGAAGGCCCTGCTGCAGGTCGACGGATCGCTCAACACGACGTCGGAGAACGGGCAGAGCCTGTGGACCAAGCTGCAGGCCCTGAACGAGCAGACGGCCGGAGCGGCGCAGTCGACCTACGATTTCGCGCGCGCCAACAATGAGGGCGTCGTCCCGGCCTTGAAGCAGGCCGAGGCGCACATGGAGACGTCATGGAAGGCCGCGGTCACGGCAGGCCAGAAGTTCGGGCTCACCGCGGACCAGGCCAAGGTGCTGGCGGCACAGATGGGGTTCATCCCGTCGTCGCTGGCCATCACCATGTCCACCCCTGGGCTGTCGGCCACCCAGAAGCAGCTGCTGTATGTGCAGGGCCTGGCCGGTCACATGCCGAAGGGGTCCACGATCCGGGTGTCGGCGCTGACTGCCGAGGCGAAGAAGGACATTGAGGACGTCGGCTTCAAGGTGAAGACCTTGCCCGGTGGCCGCCAGATGGAGATCACTGCCCCGACAGGGAAGGCCGCCGCCGCCCTGGATGCTCTGATCGCCAAGAAGCTGCCGTCCAAGGCGGTGGGCGTCGACGCCAAAACCGCGAGCGCCATGGCGGCTTTGGAGGCCGTCAGGCAGAAGGTGGCAGGGACCAAGGGGAAGTCGGTCACCATTGGTGCGCTGACCGGTGCGGCACAGAGCGCCCTGACGAGTCTGGGCTTCAAGGTGCAGAGGCTCCCGAACCGCCAGATCAGGGTGACCCTGCCAACCGGCGGCCCGGCAGCGGCAGCCGCCGCAATCCAGCGCTACATCAACAACCTGCACGGCAAAACGGTCACCAACTACGTCAACTCGATCGTGACGACGACATCGAAGTCCGTCCACGAGGTCGTCGGCAAGGCCGATGGCGGCATCGTCAGCTTTTACGCCGACGGTGGCATGCGCGAAAACCATGTCGCCCAGATCGCCCGCAAGGGCACCTATCGGGTGTGGGCGGAGGATGAGGCCGGGGACGAGGCCTACATTCCCCTCAATCCGGCGAAGCGTGGCCGCTCCCGGCAGATCGCCGCGCAGACCGTCAGCCGGCTCGGCGGGGCTGTCGCCTGGTACGCCAACGGCGGCTTGAGCGGATTCACCTACACACCGAGCGGCCAGCCGGTGCTCGGCGGCCCCTCGGATGCCAAGTCGCGCTACGACCAGGACGTTCAGCGCCTGAAGGACGCCTGGGGTGTCCTCAACACGGCGCTGAAAGAACAGAAGAAGGCCGCCGACAGCCTCACCGCAGCCGAGAAGAACCTGTCCAGGGTGCGGCACGAGCACCACACGGCCGCCCAGCTGCGGGCCGCCCAGGACCGCGTCGACAAGGCGCGGTCGGCGAAGAAGGCCAGAGACAAGACGGTCAGTGCCGACCGGCAGAAGGTGTACGCCGCGGATTCGGCCCTCGGGGTGAAGAGGGGCGCGAAGGCCCCGACTGGCTTCGACCTGAAGGCCTACGAGAAGCAGCTCAACGCGTCCGTCGCGGCAACGGACAAGTGGCGCACCAACCTGTCGAAGATCTCCAAGCGGGGTGGCGCCGAAGTCGAATCCCTCCTGGAGAACATGGGCCAGGACGGCTACGCCCTCGTCAACTCGCTGGCCGGAGCGTCGACGAAGCAGTTCGACGACATCGTCAAAAAGCTGCAGAAGACCGGGGACGTCGCGAAAGCGACCCTCGCTGACTTCGAGAAGCAGCTCGGCGGAGCAACCCAGCAGAACCAGCAGTTCGCCGCCGACCTGCAGAAGCTGGCTGCCGAGGGCTTCGGAGACCTAGCCCAGGCCCTCGCCGCGCAAGGCGACTCCAATGCGCAGGCACTCGCGCACGAAGCGGCAGGCAACAGCAAGTCGGCCTCGGCCGCCAACAAGAGCGTGGACAAGGCGCAGGCAACGCTCACCGGCGACGACCTGACGAACTCGCTGATCCTGCTATCGACGCTGCGGGGCGGCACGGGCCGCGGCTACGCGGATCTGATCGCGGCAGGCCTCGGCACTGACGTCATCAAGGCGCTGGTGCCGAAAATGACCAAGCAGATCGGCGCACTTCCGGACGCCAACAAGGCGACGTTCGTGCGGCAGTGGGTAGCCCAGGGCGGCACGGCGATGGCTGCCGGAGGAATCCTCACCAAGGCCACCCCGGTCCTCGCCGGCGAGGCCGGCATCCCGGAGGCGTTCATCCCGCTCGCTCAGACCGCCCGCAGCCGGGCCCTGCTCGCAGCCTCTGCGGCAGCGCTCGGCTACCACCTGGTGCCCGCCAGCAGGTGGGCGGCGGGGTCGTCTGCCGCGGCCATGGCGCGGGAGGTCACGAAGAACATCGAGATCAACCTGTACGGCGCCAAGCAGACGTCGGCGGAGCAGGCGCAGGACATCGCCCGCCACATGGCATTCGTCGGCTGACAGGGAGGGGGAGGGGTGCCGTTCACGGCAGGACAAGACCTCGGCGGCGTCTGGGCCGACCTCGGGACCATTCCGCTCGGCCGGGTCGACTCCAACGGGGTCGCCTGGGCGTTGCAGTCCATGGACGGCTGGGATGGCTCCGAGGTCCGGGCCGAATACACCGACCGGGAATCCGATCACGGATCGTGGTCAAGCCCCGTCTACCTCGGTTCGCGACCCGTCACCCTGGCCGGCACGGTCACCGCACCGGACCGCACCAGCCTGGAGGGCGCGCTGGAGCAGCTGCGGTCCGCAGCTGCCCTGACCGACACCACACTGGTCGTGTACGAGCTGACATCGCCGAAACAGGCAGTGGTGCGCCGCTCCGGGAAGCCGCTGTTCGCCTACGTCACCGACCGCATCGCCACCTACAGCGTGCTCGTCACGGCGGGGGACCCACGCCGCTACAGCACCACCCTGCAGTCCGGTACGACAGGCCTGCCCAATACGACGGGCGGCCTCACCTTCCCGATCACCTTCCCGATCACGTTCTCGGCGACGACCGTGTCCGGTCAGATCAACGCTGTCAACTCCGGCTCCATGGACACCCGGCCAGTACTGACCATCGCCGGACCCGTGGTCGCACCCACCATCTCCGCCCTCTACCCGGACGGCACCGTGCGCCAGCTCATCTACTCCCTGACGCTGGCCAGCGGCGACGTCCTCACCATCGACACCGACGCACACACCGTGATCCTCAACGGCTCGGTCTCCCGGCGCCGGTTCGTGACCGTGTCGGCCGGCTGGCCCACCATTCCGGCGAACGCATCGGTCAACTACCAGTTCCAGTCCGGCACTTACAACGCGACCGCAACGCTGACCGCCACCTGGCGCTCGGCCTGGATGTGAGGAGGCCCCCGTGCCCGTAGACGTGTGGGCCATCGACACACTGGCGTTCTCCGGCCTGGAAGTCCGCAACGCGGACTCCATGTTCGTCATGGCCAACGGCAGCGCCCTGGGCTCGACATCGGGTGTACGCCCCGGCGACCCGGGCCTCACCGTCACTCTGGCCGGCACCACCATCAACTGTTCGGCGGGCGTCGCCACGGTCGCCTATGCCGGCCAGGGTGTATACCGGGCAGCATTCCCGTCGTCGGTATCACCCGGCACCTATACGGCCGCGCACGCCACCCTCAACAGGATCGACCTCGTCTACCTGCGGGTGTGGGACAACAGCGTGGACGCCTCCGGCCTGAACAAGGCCGACATCGTCTACCTGGCCGGCACTCCGTCCGCCTCCCCGGTCGCCCCGACACCGGCGGGCACGCAGATCTACCTGCCGCTCGCCAACATCACCGTGCTGTCGGTGTCCAACGGCAGCACCGCCTCCGTGAGTACGGCGGTCCGGCCGTACACGGTGGCGCCGGGCGGCATCCTCCCGTCGGCGACCGCGCCGGCGAGCCCCTACACGGGCCAGTTCTACGACAACGGCACCGACCTGCTCCGCTGGAACGGCTCCTCCTGGGACACCTACTTCAAGGTGTCGGGCGCCTGGACGTCATACACGCCGACATGGACAGCGGCGACGACGAACCCGGCACTCGGCAACGGCACCCTGGTCGGCCGCTACAACAAAATCGGACGCCAGGTCACCTTCCACATCAACCTGATCCCCGGCAGCACGACAACGTTCGGCGCGGGCGGCTACTCCTTCGCCCTTCCCGCGACGGCGGCAAACGTCGGATGCAGCATGATCGGCGCCGTCCAGTTCCTCGGCACCGACCGGTGGCAGGGCGAAACAGTCATCTCACCGACCGCCACCACCACCTCGCCGTTCCTGAACATCTCCACCACGAACGTGCGCATCACCCAGATGAGCCCGACCGTTCCCGAGACGTTCGCCAACGGCTCCCAGCTGCGCATCACCGGCACCTACGAGTCGGCCACCTGATGCCGCAGGCCTACGAACTCGCCTGGTACGGCTGCGACCTGGCCTCCGGCGGCATCGTCGAGGATCTCCGCTCGCTCAAGCCGACCGGGGCGCTCACGCGGAAGCTCGGCGACTCGACCACGCTGCAGTTCGAACTCAACATCCCCGGCGCCCCGACCGGCTGGGATACGGCCACGACACCCGGCCAGTCCATGCTGGTGGCCGTCGACACGGCCACCGACACCCCGATCTGGGCGGGTGCGGTACTGCCTCGCGAAGGCGGCAGCTCGCAGACTGCATCACTCGGGGCCGCCACCCTGGAGAGCTACCTCGACTCCCGGTTTCCCGGCGACCAGTCTCTCATCGGCGCCGACCAGGCCGCTGTCGTCGCCGCACTCGTCACGCCCGCACTCACGAACGGGCCGCCGTTCGTCATCGACGCGCCGAACACGGGCGTCACCATGACCTACCTGACGCAGGACGGCGACGACAAAACGATCCTGGCCTGCCTCAAAGAGATCATGGCATTGGACGGCGGCCCCGAGTGGACGATCGACGTTGTGTGGAATTCAGGGCACACGGGGTTCCAGTTCCCGCTGCGCGTCCGCGCGGCCGTCGGCACCCAGGCCAACCCACCGGAAGCCACCTTCGACTTCCCCGGCTGCGTCTCGTCCTACGCACTGTCGGAGTCCTACGAGCAGGGCAAAGGTGCCACCGCCGTCATCGCCCGCGGCGAGGGTGAGGGATCATCCCGGCTCACCTCCAGCCCGCACGTGGCGACCGCACTCATTGCCGCGGGATGGCCCCGCTGGGAATACCGCTACACCCCCGCAACGGGCATCGACGACCCCGACCAACTGGACGCCCACGCCACGCAGTCCTTGGCGCTCATGCAACAAGGTGCCCGGGTGTGGTCCATCGAGGCCGTGGCATCCCGCGCCCCACGCCTGGGCCGGGACTGGTTCCTCGGCGACACCGTCCGCATGGCCGTCGAACGCTCACCGCGGCACCCGCAGGGCACAAACCTGGTCGCCCGCTGCTGGTCCTGGGAGCTCGACCCGAGCGCCGACAAGATCCGGCCCATCCTGGTAGAGGAGAGCTGAATGCCCCGCCAGATCGACCAGCTCCCGCCCGACACCACCTCCCTGGCCCGGCGGATCCAGGCCCTGGAAGGGCAAGTACGCGAGATGCGGGCGGCCCGGCGCATGACGGCCGCATCCGTCGGCACCCTCCGCGTATACGCGGACGACGGCACGACCCTTCTCGCAGAACTGGGCCCGGAGACCGGCGGCGACGGCGGAGGCGGCCTGTGGACCCGCGGCCTTCAGGATCCGATCAACATGTCCGCCTACCTGTCCTCCGGGCAGCTGCAGTTCCGGCCGGTCGAGGACGGGCAGGTCGCCGTCCCGGCGGGCATCACCTATGACTCGGACGCCTTCCAGTACACCGACCTCATCCTGACCTCCGGAAATGTTGCCGCCACCGCCCACCGGGCCGTGCTCACGCTGGAGTCCACGTTCGAGGGCGGCAACCCCTACGTCTACGTGCAGGGCGAAAACAGCACCCAGTGCAACATGGACATCCTCGGGGTCCTCACCGCGAGCAGCCTGGCCTGGGGCAGCGTGGCCATCACACCGAGCGCCGCCAACACCCCGACCTCCGCCACCGTCACCGGGCTCAGCCTCAAGGGCAGCACGTTCATTGGATTCTCCGGCGCCCAGACCGCCGCGCCCGGCTCAACGGCCGGCACGAACGGCGTCACCGGCACGAGCGCCACCTCCGCCACCTCGACCGGCCTCACCGTGTGGCTGACCCGGCAAAACACGAGCGCAACAACAGTGAACTGGCTGGTGATCGGGATATGAGCGTCACGTTCCAACCCGGGCTGTACTACGAGGTCACAGCCCGCGACAACAACGAGGCCTGCACAAATTACGAGCAGACCTTCGACATCCCGCAGTTCTACTCCAATGCGGGCACCAACTGCTTCGTGCAGTGCGGACTCTGCGGACAACACATGGAGATCCTCACCGCGACCCTGCTCGACCCGCAGCCCGAA